TTGCGTTGCACAACATCCTGTAATGCAGCAAACCATAACGCACCCATTGGTGTATCATTCACATTGATATAGTAATCGAGTGTGTCTGTTTTATCCAATGGGTTTTGCAGAGTTACAGTTACTTTATTCAATTGAGTCCCACCATTCTAGAACCTGCGGACGTCCTGCAAGTATGTCTCTCATAGTATACGTATCTTTTCTGATTAGTTCAAGTTTTTCGATGCGGGCTTTGCCACGCTTTAAACCATCTTGATATTCGTTAGGCCACTGTTCTGCGAATGTGGGTCTAGTTTTTAGCTGGACAAGTATATCCCGCATTGGTCCGGCTCCGATTGCCTTAAGGTTGTCGTCTACCCATTCGTCAAGTAGATGTCTAGGTAGTGCAAGCGGAGACATAACAATGTCCGGGCTAAAACTAAAAATTACTTTTGCGAGAACTTCCGCTCCGGTTTCTGCGGACAGTCGTTTAATGCGTTCAACTTCAAACATTCCTGGCAAGGTAAGGGTGAAATCGATTCGCATCTGTCGACGATGAGTTGAATTCGCAATTCCTTCAGTGAAGTTCTTAAGCCAGCTATCGTAGTTGAGGCCTGTTCTAATGTACTCCCCAATCGCTCCTGTTCCGTCAAGGCTCGCACATATCTGCCAGTCACGTAACTTACCAAGGATATCACGATACAGATTAGTACCACGATACTCCACTCTTGATAGGTTAGTATTATATCTTGCGTAAACATTTGGGCCGTCTCCTAGTTCTATAATGCGTTGCATATAGCGCCAGTGTTGTTCATACATAAGAGGTTCGCCGCCAACCCAGTACACCTCTTCAACACGGTGCTCTTCTACTGCTTGACTAAACTCTGCCTCGACCTCGCGGTCTTGAAACGACTCAATTTGTTTTTTGACTTCAGGCTTCATCCAAATGTTTTTCGGATTAGACCAATCGATCATGTCATGTTGCCTTTGTTCAGACTCCCAAGAGGATGACAACATGTCTCCACACATACGGCATTTGAAATTACATAGATTGGTAAATCTATAATCCCAACTAACAGGTTTCATTGTAGTGTAGCCTGTGTCGTCCGTTGTGTCTAGGACTTGCAAGTACTTATGCCCAAACATATGGTCAAAATACGAGCGGTAAACGGAAGTATTCAACAGTTTATCATTACATACTTCGCACTCTGGTAGGGTTTCCCCCGCAATCATGCGACGACGGACCGACCGCATGTGCTCGCTATTCCAGTGTTCTTCCAGTGTGATAGGTATATAACGTCCTGTACCCGCTGAAACGTCGATATACTGTTGAAAATTCTGTGCAGGCTCGCGACTAGCGCAACACATTCTGCGCTCTGTTTGCGGACTTAGGTATGTGTGAGTCCACGGTGCCATGCAAAGTGTAGCTGGCTTATTCATATCCCATTGCCTTTGCGATTTCCGGATGTGTGTGCATAAAGTTCTGTTTACGATATGTATCAGTGCGTTGCATTTGTCGCAAAAATTCTGTACCATCGCTGCCCGGGCCATTCTCAATGAACTTAATCACATTGTCGATTTCTTGTTGGTACTTAGTAGTAGACCAAAACGTTGTCTTTAGTTTGTTTAGTACTAGATCTTTTGCTGCTGGTGTCATGCACTGTATGCTCATATGACTCGGGCTGTGCAACATGTTAAAGTAAACGCTACCAAAAGTTTTAGTGTCTGCCCATGCTAACAGTTCGTCGAGGTAGTAGACGTTTTGAATGTTAATAGTAAAACAAAGTTGTGTAGTGATGTTTCCATTTGCTGGTTTACCCTGTTTACTAAGAGTCATGTCAACAATCTCGTTGGCCCGAGTCCAATCGGCACCATAGCGCTCGTACTCAAATCTAGCGCCCACATTGTCAATGCTAAATGCCACGTCCACACGCCCAAACTCTGCCCATATATCAACTAACTTCGGATCCCATTGCGTAGCGTTGGTATTGTAGTGAATATCGATGTGCTTTGCATCTCCGGTTTGGCAAGCATACTGCAATAGATCAAAGTGTTCCTTAATCAACCAAGGCTCGCCCCCAGTAAACTCAAAGTACTTGATATTAGGCAACAGTGCTTTTAGGTTAGTCCAAAAGTCCGGACTTTCCTCAGGCCATTTACCTTGTTTAAGCCAGGTGTAGGCGATGTGCTTTTTCTTATCCGCACCCTTGGGCAAATAATCCATTTCTTCTGCTGCCCACTTACTACTAGACCAAGAGCCGCAGATGCGACATTTCAGGTTACAGATATTTCCAAGTTTAAGATCAACAAACCACAATTGATCAGGTTTATCATTGTACCAGTCAACTTGTTTATAAAGATCCTTGAGCCTAACTCTAGAGTGTATACGCTTGCTGTCGCGACCAGCTGCTTCTTCTTCCCAACAGCGAGAACAAGTTGCCGGTTTTTCGCCAGCACGAAATTGCTGCCGAAGATTGACCATGTAATCGCTGTTGTAGATTTCCTCTAGAGTCGAGTCCTTTAACGAAAACGGCTGGCCGTTATTGGTTATTTCTTCTTGTGCTAAACAGCATGGTCGCGTAGTGCCCATTGGACTAGTCTCAATGCTAATCCACGGCAACATGCAAATTGTATTAGGTAGGGTCATATGTGCGTAAATCTGCTAGCTCAGGGAAAACATCAAAGAAGTTTTCGTTGCGTACACTGTCAATTAGATCGTTGTTCTTAAAGAACTCAGGCAATTGGCTAGTGCTGTCATTGGCCATCATAAAGTTAATGATGCCTTCGTACCCGCTAACTGCACGACTAAGTTTATCATGCGGGCGTAACCATTCCAAGTGTGATTCAATCTTTGCTTTAGCTTGTTCTTTTAAGTGCTGCGGCAACACATCAACACGATAGCGATGCGGGTGTTGCAAGATGTTGATGTTCCAGTCCATTGGACGTAACAAGCCGAGCTCACTCCACTCGCGATGAAAGTCCGTGATATGCAACACGTTCATCATGCTCACTGTGCTGCTAACATAGAAGTCTACGTTAGGACATACCTCAAGCATGCGCTTACGATTGTCTACTGTTTGCTGCCAGTCCTGTCCTTTGCGAATGTACTCGCCGCGCTCGTAGCTGCCATCTAAGCTAGCACCGACTGACACACAGTCAAACAGTTTCCACATTTCAAAGACGTCACGGCCTTTAAACTTCATCTCGCTGAAGTTGGTGTTGTAGATCAAGCGTACATGAAACATCTTGCGCTTAACTAGTTCGTCAAGCACCTTCCAGTGTTCTTCCATGATAAGTGGCTCGCCACCTGCCCAGTAAATCTGTTCAAGATGCGGAATGTGCTCTTGCATCTGTTCCCACATATCGCCTTTATCTTTGCCGGCGTACATCACCTGTGGATGCTTAGGATTCCACCCTGCTTTCTTTTCGTCTTGGTACCAGTTACTGCTAAAGATACTGCCGCAGGTGCGGCAAGCAAAGTTACAAAGATTACTGAAGCGAATGTCATAGTAGCGGAGTTTAAAATCCTCGTATGTACCATCTTCTTTGGTATCGTCTACTAATCCAATATGATGCCCAAAGTTCTTATTAGCACTTTCTCGCATACTAAACAGCTTTGAGTTTTCTTGCTCATAGCACTTAGTACACTCTTTGCAAGGTTGATTTAGAAGCATGCGCTTACGCATATCTTTTAATGGTGCATCGTTCCAGATCTCTTGCATTGTTTGCGTTTTAAGATTGCCAATTGGATGTTCTGGCTCACTAAGGCAACATGGAAATGCACGACCATCTGGGAAGGCGTGCATGTGAATCCAAGGAATCATGCAAAATTGATCACTCTTAATTAAACGATCAAGTTGATCCTGGCGCAGGTCTTCCTCTTTAATGTATACAGGTTTACGTGCGCCGTAGTTGTAGTCTTTGTAATAGTCGTTTAAGTTATCAGCCATTATAGTGTGTTATACCAGTCTGCTAGTGTTGGGAATGTGTTGCAGAAGTCTTTGCCTCTGCGTTGATCGTATTGTGTGAAGAATTGCTTAAAGTCTCGCTGTAGCACCTCTTGCTCTGCTGCACCTAAGTGCGGAGTCTTTACTACATCAAGGTAATCAATCAAACGTTGTAACTGATTAAGTTCAAACTCGTGCAAGAACTCACTGTTGCGGTTATTGTCTAACCATGCTTGTAGGTTGTTGCGGTATCGGAGTTTGTCGCTTGGGTCTAGTATTAGAGGTGATTGAAAACTTGGAAAGCGTAAAATATTTAGCGAAAAGTTAATCGAGTCTTTGCCGTACTCGGTCTTCCATTGCAGCACAGTCTCTAGTAATTGATCTAAACTGTCCAAGCACAATGCGTTGATAGTACACATAACATGCAAACCACGGAACTTGCCGCTGTCTAGTAAGCGTTCTACGTTGTTGGCCCAATCGTCCCATACTAGCCCATCACGGATGTATTCCGCTTGCAAGCCAATGGATTCGTTGCTAGTGTATAAGTCCACCTCAATCCCGTCTACTGCATTTAGTAAACGATCAATGTCAACGTCTGTGCCAAGGTTGCTGTTTATTGCAAGTCTTGTGGAACTTTTTCCTCGGTTATTAGCAAACCAGTCGATGAGCTTCCACGTGTAACCTGACATGAGAGGTTCGCCGCCTGTGATTCTGAGCTCTTTGAGGGTTCTGTGGAGGTCACTTTCCCACCACTTGTAAAAGGCTTCCACATAAGGATTAGTCTCGCCGAAAGTATACAACTGACTACCATTGTGAGGATGAGTAAAGTGATTCCGCCCATCTGAGACCAAGTTAACATAAGGTCCGTTCCGTTTAATATCGTTTGCCCAAGTGCTACTAAAAGCAGGGTTGCAGTAACTGCAAGCAAACTGGCATGTGCGATCGAAAGCAATCTCCAAAGTTTGCAAATCCACATCGGTGCTGGCTGGGGTTGCATAAGCATAATTTAAATCCTTGTCATCATATATAACTGTTTTGTAGACACGGTCGCTTACTGCATCCTTGCCCATATCTTCGATTTTCCAGCAGTACTCGCAACCGCTCGGACGTTCACCCTTTTGCATCTGCTCACGTTCCATTTTCTTCTTGGTAGTGTTATGCAATGCTTTAGGGTTAGTTTTTAGTTCGTTAACATCAATTGCGTGTGGCAACGGATGATGGCAGCTCGTGGTCTGGCCACTACCTAACCAGATAGTGGCATTGTACCACTTGGCTCCACAGAAACTTTCGCTCTTAATGTCGATTACTCTGCGTTTATATTCTAAGTCTGTTTCGTTATTAATTCTGGGCATGGTACCTACATTCGTCCCAGAACTCTTTCATTTCCGGGAATGTTTTTAAAAAGTCAGTGCCACGTCTTGTGTCGTGGTGTTTAAAGAAGCGGTAAAAGTCCGCACGTTGCAGTTTAACATAATCTGGATCAAGTTTGCTACCTTCCTTCATCCATTCAATGTCTCGCTCCATACGTTGTATTTCGTAGTCCTTAAAACCTTGGAATGGTTTGTCTGCGGTCTCTGCATTTTCACGCATCCAGCGCAATACGTCTTCCATACGCTTAACGTACACCCACGGCATAATCTGAATGCTTTGCCAACTAGGTGTGCGTAACAATGGTGTATCAAACCAAACACGTTGGTATGTCTTACTATGTGCCTTACGTAAATTTAGAATCCACTCTAGCTGCTGTTGCAGGCCAACAATGCTTAGGTTATTCATTGTGATAATGAATGTAAGACTGTTGCGATACGGGATCTCGTCAAGGTATCTATGCACGTTCCACTCAACTCGATCAAAGATCATACCGTGTCTAATGTACTCAGCGTGTGCTTTAACTCCGGTATCCAAACTAACATACTGCATGAAGTGTTCGATTTGCGTATTGCACAAGCGGTTAACATAGTCCAGGTACTGGTCCATTAGCTTGGGTTCTACGCTGAAGTTGCTGGTAACGTTCAAGTGCAGGTCTGGCTTGGGCAATGCTAACACATAGTCAAAGACCTTATATGTATTCTTGTCCATTAGTGGCTCGCCGCCGGTCATGCGGAAATGCTTTAACTTAGGGTATAGCTCCGGCCACCACTCCCAAAATGCATCAACATAAGGGTTGTGCTCTCTGGCAGGTATTGGGCGTCGATTACCCGTAAAGTGAACGGGATCATTATGAGGATTACTTGTGGGAAATGCTCCATGCCTAGCAACTTCGTCAGCCCAACTGCTACTAAACTGAGGGCTGCAATAACTGCACTTAAGATTACAAGCATGGTTAAAATTAACTTCCACGTAGGAGGGAACGGGGTTTTCATCTCCAGTTGCATTTACAATCTCCTCAAAATGTTCAGCGGCCCAAGGTTCTCCGCTTCTGTAATGTCTGTCGCTTAGTTGCCCGTGCTTTTCGATATTCCAACAATAGCTACACTCACTAGGCTTTTCCTGTTTGAGCATAATCTTGCGTTGCTCTTTCTTGTACTCAGTGTTGTGCAGGGCACCAGGATTATCCTTTAAGGGCGCAATATCAATCTTGTGCAGTGGTGGGTGATAGCAACTGTTAGTTAATCCCGTTGGTAGGTGCAGGCTAACTTGTTGCCATTTTGCTAAACAGAGTGCAGGACCTAACTTGTCCTTCATTTCATCTGCTGCGCTCATAAAGTCGCTCTTTGTGGTCATGTGGGTATGTGATATTGTTGCAGTAGTTGAGTAATCTCTGCGTGGTTAGTAAATAATTCTTCGCATGTTAACCCATATTCGTTTGGGCTCCATTGGTACGTTGTACCGGATATGTTAGGCAGGTCTGCGTAGTCGATTTGCACATGTGACTTAAACAAATGTATAGGATATTGCTCTAGTAACCAATGCTCTACTACTCCCAACGGGATTGATACAGGCACAATGTTTCGGTACTGATCCGATGTACCACCATGATGAGGCAAATTAGAATGGTCTGCTCTTTGTTGAGCAGTATTCAGATACTGCCACAAATAAAAAGAAATCCAGTGCTGCAATTTATCATTGCGGGTTAGAGTCACTAGATGCCATTCATCTAACGCACTCTGATCCTTGACTAGAGTTATTTTAGGTACAACTGCATTTAAGATAGCGATTTTGTAACGCCCAGGCGATTCAGCAACAAAGTCATCTGACCCTACTTCACCGAGAGCGGACAACGGCACATTGCATTGTTGTAAATGGTTAACTAGATTGTTATAGAGAAAGTGGGTACCCGATCTATAGGTCGATATAATTAATGTGCCTCTTTTTGACCGATCGTAAAACTTAGTTAAATCATTCACGTGTCATAATTCCTCGATTTTTAAACTGACTCATGTAGTGGTGCTTGAAGAACTTACTTTGTTCTGCGCTCATTGAAGTAATCGGCAGTCCAAGTTGTTTCTTTAGTGCTTCGTCTACAAACACTGCAAAGTCTTCGCAGTCGTATTCGCTGGTGCTGTACTTTTCCCATAAGTCTGCAAGTGCTGAGAAGTCTTGTACCTGGGTGTAGTCCCAGTCGGTGAGCATTGCCAGGTATGTACCCAGTCTTGCGCCGTACATTGAATACCGCCCGCAGTCGACATCAAGACCGACGCTGTGCCAGATGGCAAGGTTGTCATAATTGCGCGAGACCACTCGCGAGTTGAACTCAGAGAGACTCGGCTTGGATCCACGGTCCAAACACATTTTAACGCCTTCACGAAACCCTGCACGCCAGGCCTGGAATGGCGATCCGTTCGGATATGTTGTTGAATAACAGTCTGCCATTGCCCAATACTTGGGGTGAAAGCAAAATTCCACAAGCGTTTCATCACTCCCGTCTGAGGCTTCGTGAGTCCGCATGTTATAAACAAAATCTTTAGTCCAACTTGAAAGTCCACCATTGCCATACATTAATCCATTTATATTGTTACGTGCTCTCCATCGAAAAACACAATCCCGATTAGTGTTATCCAAAGTAAGCTGTTGATTAAAAAACGCCGGATCGGGCAGGTTATCTCCATCGATGAGAATAAATCTTTCTGTAGTTGCTGCATCTGCTGCTGCCTTGTGAGCTGCATCACTTCCTTTAACCCCGTCCACTCTAATAGCCCAAGGCACCATATTTTGTATCGTGACCCAAAACTCTTCTTTCTTCGGTTCGTCATATGTTAAGTAAATGCAGTCCAAATCTGCAACATCAATGATTTCTGTCATAGTATTCAATATCGGTGTACTCGCTGTTTTCTACAACAAGGTTAGCGTACCCGTTAACTACAGGCACGCCAGTATTACTTTTCTTTAATTGTACGCGAACTTGATCACACAAGTCAAACCGTAACAGCCCATTAACCACGCGGCAATTGTAGTTTGCACTATCGTAATGGTGTTTGGTAATTACCACGTACTGTCCAACCGGATGCATGTGGCTACTCATTGATATGGGTTTTCCTGTTGTGTCGTAATACAGTCGGTACTCAAGCTCAACTACCGGGGTCTGTGGTATGCTGTTAAATGCTTCCGCTAACTCTTTGCTCATAGTACTCAATCAATTCGTCTGTTGCGTAGTCTTTTACATGATAATGCACAGGATGCAGCTGGTTGATGTTGTTAATCCGGATCATGTCGCCATTGCGTTCGTGTACACAATACTCAGTCCACGCTTGCTCATCACTCCATCCTTGCATACCTGACTTCATGTGTACAAAGTTAATGAAGTCTAAGCTAGGGTTATAGCAAGGTGCATCCATAATCTTTGCTGCCAGTGCATATACCAAGTCAGTGGTTGGATACGGATCATCGCACTGTTTTAATTCGGCCTTGACTGCACTCCAGTTCTCAAATATGTCTTTAGCGATAGTGAAGAACTGTTTACTTACTTCGCTATAGCGCCAGTACATTAGTCCATTGTAAGTATCAGGTAACTGGTTGTTGTCAAACACTTGACGATATTGCCTGCTTGTGCCCACTGTCTGCTGATATGTTTTGCATCCATGACTTAGGCACACGTCATGCAATCTAAAGGCATCCCACCAATGGTCGATGCTACGAGTAAACAACAAATCACTTTCTAGCTTAATGGTTTCCTTATAAGGACTTAGCCACCAGGCATGCCATTCGTTAGCAAACGGACCGCTGCCTTCTACACGGTTAGTGGGGATAATGTGGTTGAATACTGCACGGTGCTTATCTGTTACTTGTGCCAGCGTTGCTTGGTCAACAATAACTGCAAACTCTTTTACTCGCTGTGTTGCTTTAACGTTCAGGGCCTGTAGGTAAGCTAGACGCAGATAGTCTGTGCTGTCTGTGTTAATTGCTAATGTTACAAAGCCTTGCTGGGCGAGGTGTCTAGACATTGATCTACGAATTCCTTTAATGCTGGACTTGACAGCCATGCCTTTGAGATGACATGAAGATTTTGATAAGGGAGAACGAACCCTTTAGTGGGTGTTCTAACGACCACCTTTTCGGCAACTGATATGCTACTGATTGTTCCAGTGACCGTGTGAATACAAAAAGGAGCAAAACTTTCTGGGGCCAAGTTATTTCCGTTGAGTATATAATGCGCGATCGCGAAAGCGTAATCATTACGAAAATTACTTTCTCGAATGTTGTAAAGAAGCCGGTAGTATTCATAATTGCGTTTAATCCGAGCCACTAAATCAAAGAACATCTTTGTTCGTTCCGATTTCCGAAAGAGGACCGCCGTGGCCCAAACATAAGGCAAACTGTGCGGGCCCATTACTCCAGGTTGTTGCTCAATATTGATGTAACGGTTCTTGTTAAAAAGGAGGTAGTCGAAGTTAGTACCGAAAAGCCCCAAAAGAGAATCGTCGAGTATAAGATAGTCTGCATCAAGGATAATAGTGTCGTCATAAGGGCTCGCTTCGTATGCTTCGTGTCGTCCAAAGTTCTTCCACTCCACAAACGTACCAGTATCTGTGCTGAAACGTTTATTACTGCCAGTGTCTTTTGCGCTCACAATGGTAGTGGGTAAGCCCATATAGTGTTTGATTAGCCTGGCGTTTTGTTCTGCAATACCAACGTAGTCCGTTTCTGCTGTATTGGTTGCAAAGATTACAACACCCTTAGACTTTGCGGATTTTTCGGAGTTCTGCATACTGCTGATGCCATTCATTCATTACACGGTAGTAGTGCTGTTGCGCGGTTACCAAGAACACTTGTCGATCTACTTCTATTGGATTTTGGTAAACATCTTCTAAGTGCAGAATTTCAATCGGCCAACTCTGCACAAATGCAAGTAACTCGGGCGTAATCTTAAACATGCCGCCATTATGGGTCATGTGCAGATCTGTTTGAATTTTTTCGCGAAGAATTTGTTTGTTTGTTTGAAAATCAGTTGCCAAACGAACTTGTTCAACGATGTTATGTAAGTCACTCATGTGAACAGTATAGCAGAAGTGCTACAAAAGAAAAAGCACTCTTTCGAGTGCCTTTAACCATTATGCAATAGTTGGGTTAGTGATTGCAGTTGGCAAGTTTACAGTTTCGGGCGGGCGAATTGTGATACTATGCGGGATAGTCAAATTCAGTCCGTCGTTAAAGTTGCCCTGTGTGGGTGCAGTACCAGCTGGTATATATGACGGAATCCCTGCAGGTGCTGTGTTAGTATCTGCTGCGGCATCAGTAAGGGTTACCGTAAATGTAATAACTGTACCAACGTCACCGTTTGAACCTTGGACGCCATTGGTTTTAACTACTACCGAAATGCTGTTAGAACCGTAATCTGCTGTGCCACTTGCACTAGTGATTGTCAAGATGTTGGTCCCAACAGTTCCTGCGTTCCAGTAACCGATTGCAGTGTTAGACGACGATACTGTTCCGCCCGTACCGTTACGAGAATTGGTGTATCCACCGAATGTTAAGCTGCTAAATTTAGTGCTAATCAAGCTAGCCCAGTCAGCGCCCTTGCTGTTGCCTAAATTGTTTGTTACAGATCCAAAAGTAAAAATTAATTTGCCGCCGGCATTAAAAAAGTATCTTGCTTGGTCTGCACTTGCCCAGGTAGCAGTTCGGGTAATTGTAAATGTTGTAGGAGTAGATGTAGACCACGCGGCGTTAGAAACTGATCCAGCAACGTCGGTGCCGTTTGTAGTAAAGTTTAACCGGTTATTGTATGCAGTTGAAATACTTGAACTTAGTGTAGACAAGTACGCAATGGTAGCGCCGGAAGTAGGAGAAACAATGCCCGAGCCCGATCCACTTTGATGCGTTAGCATGCTGTTCAGCCTACTAATCATTGATGCCCACTGGGTCGCCGTAACTGTGTCAGTTCCGCCAGTCACTGGCGTTAGCGTAGTGCTTTGCCCGTACCCCTTGTCACCTTGCCCAACTCCCCAAATAGTATTGATGTTTGCTATGCCGTGGTTTACACTTGCGCCGCCTTGCGCAAACGTATTATAGTCAAGGGCAATGATTTGATTTCCTGATCCGTAAGCCATATTTTATTCCAATGTTAGCTATTTATTTTAACAATAGCTTCGATAACTCCAACACCGTCAGAGGTTTTAGTTTCTAATGCTCGCCCAATAACGTTGAATGGTGTTAGTTCTGCCATTGTACCGGCTCGTGCCAATCCATTACCTGCACTCACTAACCTGTTGCCCTTTTGGACTGGACCAATTACGTTAACCGGAACACGCCCAGTTAAGGCAATTGCAGGATGAGTTTCATCGGGTCCTGCTGTTGCATTCATTACGTATGCAGCGCCCGTGCTAACTACACCAAAGACGTTATTGCTTAAATCTTCTCGTACGGCAGTTACTTCCTTTTCTCCGCCGAGTTCTACCACTGTACCAACTGTATATTCTGCATCAGATTCAAAGCGTTCTGCCAAGTCAGCGTACTGTGCTTGGAAGCTCTTACCATACATGATGTTAAACCATGCAGTAGTAGATCCTAAATTATACGTTACGTTTGCAGCCGGTGTCAACGATCCAGTGATAGTATTTGTGCCATCTCGACGTAACATAGACGACGATACTGTAATGTTTGCAGCATCAACATATTGCTTTGTTGCAATGCCCAAACCAGTTGTTGGATCGTTATACAATTGTGCGGCGCCCAATGCACCGTTGAATTTCATAATTGGTGTAGTAACGCCAGCAGTCTTGCCATATATGATGGTATCGTAGTTGTTGTCGGTATTATACACACCAATCGACGATGTTGTAGTCGATACGTTTACAACAAAATCCCCAGCTGGCCCGATGCTCAAACCACCAACGTTGCTAGTAACAATTGGCACAGTCAATGTAGACACCACATCCGAACGTGTGAAGTTAGATGCGCTAACTACTGTACCGCCAACTAATAGGTTCAATGCAACGTTGGCATTTCCATAATACTGCAACTGGTTAGTTAAACCTGTGCTTAAATTAAATCCGGGGCGAATAGACGAAAATCCAGTAATCGGTGTACCCGGCACAAACTCAACGTCTTTACTCAAAATAGCAACTAAGTCGCTGCTAATGTAAAACTTAACTACAACGTGGCTAATAGAACCCGAGTCAACGATAGTATCGGGCTGTGCGCCACTTTGACCAGTGGTTGTATTGCTTGCTGGGCCAACTGTTATCCAACCAGTATCGCCTTGGGATAACAATCCGCTGTAGACTTTTAATTGGTTGTTAGTAGTGTCCCACCAAAATTCCCCGACGTTAGGAGCAATAGTGATTGCTGCCTTTGTTGCTGCATTAGTGATGCCTGCCAACGTCTTCCAGCTAGGAGTACCAGTAGTTGCAGCAACGTTTACCTTTAACACTTTATTGCCAGTGTCATACCAAATTTGTCCCGGCAATGGGGCAGATGGTGATGAAGTATTTGCAAAATTTTCTAGCAAATGAACAAAGTTTTCGTTCATGAAAACTCCGTACCCTGGGTAGTTTTTACCAATAAGGGATAGACTGGTGGAAGTAGTGTTTACTGTACCATCTTGCAGGCCTGTTGTGCCCAGCAACGATGTTCCGTTTGATAATGAAATTGAATACGCCATGCGTTTACCTAGTTATTAGTTATTTATCGGCAATTTTTACCCAACTACTTTCATGATATAATATAGCGCATGGTAAGACGGAACAATGCTAAGAGTATTCATAGTATGAGTATGAGCTCCGCCCCACATAACTGGGTGAGTGTGGCCGTCCCCTGCGCCAACTAAACTTTCGGAAGTTGTTACCGATACTGTAGCTGTAGTGTTATCTGTGTGATTAGAAATACCACTTGACGGTAAATTATCGTAGTCCGATCTCCCTGATCCCAGCTTACGTGTCATTGTGACACCGTCAACTACAGGGTCGCCCCATGCTTCGCTGAATGTATAATCAGTAAATCCGTGCTTATGCGGAGCACTTGATGCAGATACCGACACATCATGCTTGTGCGACGGTAACTGGTTGGTTGTTAATGTTGTGGCCCCAGTTACGTTTCCGTGCCCGTGATTTCCTGCCAATTGCATAGTTGGTACTGTTGTGCTAGAGCCGCCATTGGTCCCGTAAGCATGTCCTGGTCCGGCACCCATTACGAATTTGTCAGTTAGATCAGGAGTAACATAATCATTTACGGTACTACCATCACACAGGGCCCATCCATCCGGGACAGTCAATGACGAGCCAAACCATAAAATAATAGATCCAACTGGCAATACATTATGAACAAACTCTGTGGTAGCCAATCTAGTGTTTACTGATTGCGTACTAGGTGTCGGCGCAGTTGGCGAGTCAATAAATGCAGGGCTAACAATCGGTGCTAGCTCAAGTTGCATGTCTGCTATTATTAAGTTTGTTCCGGCTAGTTCATCGTTTATAAGTGCAATCTCACTATTAATTGCATCAACGTTTGATGAAATATTTGCATCAAATCTAGTAACAAGTGCTGCCACGTTAGCTGCTAACTGTGTGCTATCTGGGTAATAGTTTAATTCGTTTCTAACAAACTCTGTTGTAGCCAATTGAGTTGTTGACGTTAAATGACTTGCAGTAGGAGCAACCGGAATCCCTGTTAACGCAGGACTGGCTAACGGGGCTTTGGTTGTTTGCAAACTAGAGATAGCTGCATTGGCCGCAATAACGTTGGCATTTGTTGCAGATGTTACTGCGCCAATTGAAATAACTGCCGCTGATAAGTTTCCGTTTAATTGAGTCGTTACAGTCTGTATATTTGCTGTTAGCTGTGCAATATTTGCCACAGTGTGCCACGACGACCCGTTGTAATACTGTATATGGTTGTTGCTGCTGTCATACCAAATTTGCCCCGGCATGGAATTAACTGGTGCTGTTGTTTCAGCAAAGTTCTCCATTAACTTAACTAAGTTTTCCTGCAGGATTTCGCCGTATCCTGAATACTTGCGACCGACTAGGGTCAAAGAAGTAGAATTGTCTATGGTTCCGTCTGCAATTGTTGCAACAAGATTCCCGGCTGTGTTATTAATTTGGTATGTCATGTCTATTCCAGTATCTAGTATTTACCCAAAATTGTTGGTAATTTAGCTACCCCAACTGGTGGAGTCGCTGCTAAAGCTAATTGTTGGGTCTGCTAATACAGAGCGCCACACGCCGCCCACTTTAACCCAGGCTTGTGCGTTATTTGAGTATGTGCCCGCAATTTTAATCTTTGGAACCACTCTACGGTACGTACCTTGGTCATTTACATGGAACCCCGCTGCTTTGTAGAACGTTAGCAGTGCATACCCATTGCCGCCTGCGCCGCTATTAGCAGCACCACCATAACCAACGTTGCTGCCAGGATAACTTGGGTCTGTTGCTCCACCGGGCGTACGGTAATTTCCGTATTGGCCAGTTCTCAACGGGTCAACGTTACCAAAATAGTTTGCTCCATTGGCCCCAGCGTACCCGCCGTTGTCGTAATACGGGCTCGGAGTACCGCCAATGCCGCCGTAAAATCCGCCGCCACCTGCTCCGCCACCTCCGCCATCGCTGCCGCAATTGCCGCCATTGGACCCATGTGTTAATGCACCAATTTGCGAACGAGTAGTCCAAATTTGGGAACCATTTTGCAAAATTCGAGCGCCGATTGCGCCCGGGCCACCGGTGTTAATCCCATAAATCCTGATAGTGTGCCAGCCCGCAGTAATATACTGTGTTGATGACCACACTCCGTTGTAGCTAGGTGCGTACACCATTTCCACATCATCTACGTATAACCATCCATAGTTATCAACTGACAAATCAAATTGGTAATTCTGCGATGCAGGAAAGTAAAAGCTCCAGGTATAGTTGCCGTTTCCTTGCCACACGCTATATGTGTTTAATAATCCGCTCCATGCACCATTTGTTCCACCATTGGGATACGTTTGCCCAATCGGGCTAGATGCTGGAGCACCAGTGGCACTGTTTCCGTACGGGTTAGGTCCTCTATTACCGCCGCCGCCTCCGGCGCCACCGCCTCCGGCAATTGCAATAGCTGAATTATTCACACGGATCAGAGAAGCACCTCCGCCACCTCCGCCACCGCCTGAGCTGCCAGCCGGACCTGCTGCGCCCCCAATGCCGCCTGCATAAGATGCAAGACTTTTTCCTGCAGGCCCATTGCCGCCGCCCGAGCTATTACCGCCACCTTGGCCGCCTTGTCCCACAAATACTTCAATTGTTGCGCCTGCAGAAATTTGTGTCGTGCCTTGAACAAAGCCGCCGCCGGCGCCATTGCCGCCACTGTGCGAATCAACGCCCCCGGCGCCACCGCCAGCTCCCCAAAGTTTAAAATCAACTTTGTTTAATAGTCCGCTAGCGGGCACTTGTAGATAGTACCTACTACCTGAGTACGGGAGAGCAACTGTAATAGTATCTGCCATGTTAGCCCTTTATACGTATTGGAACCAAAGGTCGCCGTCAACCCCAATGGAATTGTTTGGAACTTGGTCGGAAACGTAACATGTTGGCTGATAGCGCACAGAGTTTCTTACGTAATTCTTGTCAGCACGATCCACATACGCAGTAGTTGCCAATTGTGTACTGTTGTTGTTTTGTGCCGGAGTTGATGGCAAAGTAACACCAGACGATGTAGCTGTTAGTGCAGCTGATCCATTTACAATAAGCTGCACACTTGTGGCCCCAACAACAACCTGAGAATTTTGATTGTAAATTCTGGTAGTGTCAAACGAGCTGACTGCATTTGCAACAAATGCAGTAGTGGCCAATTTATTAGAATTATCACCTGCTGTCAATGTTGGTGCAGTAGGAGTTCCTGTAAACGCAGGGCTAGCAATATTTGCCTTTGTTGCATACAAGCTAGAAATCTGATTATTAATTGTGTCGATATTTGCCCGGATTGCATTATCTGCATCTGTTAGCACTGCGACATTAGATTGAATAAATGCTACTGTAGAGTCGCCAACGGTTGATAACTCAGATTCCAAGTATCCCTTGGTAACAATGCCATTGGTAGCAGTCGGTACGCCCGATACTGTAACCAACCCAGTAGTGCCACTTACGGTTAATGCCGATACAGACAATCCGCCAACGTTTGCTCTAATGTATAGATCTTGGTTTACAGAATCATTTTTGATTGTTACTTGTCCTGACCCGTTAACTGCTAAACTGAGCTCACTATTTTGCCCAACTTTTAATTGCCCATTGACCCCAAGGGTGCCAGTTGTGGTTGCATCAGTATCACTTCGCAAGAATTGTGCAGGTGTTAAATTGCCCAATGTGTCTGCATTTGTTGCTGTGCCGTATAGTTTAATTGCATCAACAGACGAAGTAAACGAAAGCCCTGGACGAATTGTACTGAAGCCAGAGATTGCAACGTTAGGAGTAAACACCGGATCTCTGCTAAAGATTGCAGTAACATTTCCGTTATGATAAATCTTTAGAACAGTGTGAGTTCCGCTTGCTGTATCAACAACATTCTCAACTAGTGCGCCGGACTTGCTGTCTAACTTGCTGTACGCCGGACCGACTAAAACCCACTCCGAGCCATTGTAAATTTTAAATTGGTCATTAACTGTGTCCCACCACTGGTCGCCAACATAGGCGCCAATTGGAGAACTAGCGGCACTAGTGAATCCAGTTACTGGTCTCCATGCTGTGCCATCAAACGCCTTCATAACTTTGTTAGCAGTGTCCCACCACAACTGCCCTGCAAGAGGATTTGTTGGGTCAATGCTATTAGCAAAGTTCTCTAAAATGTGCAAAAAGTTTTCATTTTGAGTTTCGCCATACCCAGTAACTTGCTTACCGATAAGAACGATACTACTGCTAGTGGTATTTGTTTGACCATCTAAGATGGTTGCTAGCAATTCCCCGTTTGTTTTATTAACTAGATATGACATCTCTTATTATCCAATCGCGCTTAGGTTAGTTAAGGCTTGAATACGCACTGTATAATCGATTTGAATTTTGCGGTTTAATGCTTTTTGTACTGGATGGAAAACCACATGTGTTAGCATTTTGCCTGCAACGCTAAACAACCCTAGTTCATCAAATACATAGCTTTCAGTTAAGTTTTGACTATTGTCAAACGCTGCTTGGCCGCTTGGTTCGCCATAATCCAAAAGGCATGTAACTAAAATGTCCGTGAACACTTGTCCCGGAATGTGTCGAATTTCAATCTTGTTATTAGTTGGATCTAAGTTTTCAACACTTTCGTTATCAACCACTTTACTAAATGTCTGGTTATACAGCGTAGAATTCTGGCTGTTAGTGTTTGTTGGGAGATAGTTAATAACCCCCGTCGGGTCAACACTGGTTCCACCGTTGCCGAATCTCATATCTTTAATAAAATTGCCCGCTTTGTCCGCAATACTGTAAGCCAGCGCCTCACTAATATTTTCATAGTGAATTGCGTTTGGCTTATCAATTAATACTTCCCCTGTTTCGGGGTCGTGAATCTTAATGTGCCCACGGATTGCTACTCCACCCTTTTCATCAGGCTGCTTAACTGCTGGAGTTTCTAGCGTATTTGTTGATTGTGCATCTGTCATAATTTTATCCATATCTGTATTTATTGCGTTAATTATCATGGTGTATAACTAGGGCTTGCTCTTAGGAACGCAACTTCCGAAGAAGTTGAGCCAGTAAATCCTGTTCCGTCGGCTACGTTACCAGTCATATTGAGCCAAGTCTCAATGTGTACATTACCACCTAGTTTCTGCTGAATACTGCTATCCACTACTCTGCTGCCAGCAGCGTGTACGTTAGCTGCCCCAGTGCCGTCTACTGCACGGCGCAATTGACCTAATGTATTGGCGCTAGTATCTCTAGTGTAGTATGTGATCTTCTCTCCGTTGATGAACACTACACCGGGCATACCAATATCTGGGTTTGGCTGCGGCAATGTTGTAACATCCACTAAGTGAATTACACTATCAGACATCGTCAAAGTGTTTGCCAATACTGCGGTGTTTGCAGATGCAATACGGGTATACTCAATTTCTCCACGCATATTGTGGAATACACGATAACCTAGTACTGCGGTATTTCCGTCCACTTTTGTAAACACCTTCATGTCCAATGTGTCGTATACTCGACCTGGGATCAATTCTTGTGGGGCATGACTGCTAAACTGGTCAACATAAGCACCACCATCAATATTGATATCTTCTGGGCGGGTTCCTAGTGCAGTGTCCAAGTAGGAGCTTTGAATTACGCTGTCAACTTGGTTAGGGTTAGTGTAATCCAAGTAACGCAATGTGATGTTTGCACCTGCTGCTTCGTTAGAAACAGATCCAGTGTCAACAATCATAGTGTTACCAGTAACGCTAACGATTCCAAATATTTCGTCATTTGACGCAGAACCGATTACAGTAATTTGTTGGTTAATCTTGTAACCTAGTTCTTCAAAGTCAACGTTGGCGTTAGTGCTTACGATACTCGAATTAGCACTAAAGAAAGCAATATTTGCCCCAACGTTTACGTTGCTGGTAAAGTCGTCAAACTTGATACCAGTAACTTGGACACCCGGGTATTCAATACCGTCAATTAGCATAGCTAGGTTACGAGCAGGCATACCAACAGTTGGTTGGTAATAGCCCATAATACGCTCTGCTGCACGAACCAATACGTTAGCCGGGTTCACTAGAGTATACAAGTCCGCATCAAACGTTGCTTCTGTGGTAACGTTAGCTGCAAACGGCTTGTAGATGCGGTTGTTGTGCGCAACTAAATTACCACCTGACAACCAGATATTGCCTGTACCTGCACCAACAGAAATTGTTGCTGTGTAGGCAGTGTTTGGTGCCCAATCAACTACAGTGCTGTAGAAGTTAGTGCGGTCAAATTTCAATGTTGTATCGAATGTACGAACAGTATTGTAGCTGCTAGCAGGATCCGGTTTGAAGAAAATGTTCTTTAAACGAGGCACCAACACTGCACCTGTTCCGTTACCGTTAACAGTAACAGTCGGCGGAGTAGTGAATCCTGCACCCGGGTTTACAATAGTGACGCTAGCAATACTTCCTGTGTTGCTGTTAATTGTTGCATGTGCAACAACACCGGACCCAGTTCCACCAGACACAATAATGTTAGGAGTTAACGTAAATCCAGTTCCGCCATCGGCAATGTCAATTTCAGTCACGCTATAAGTGTGATTGTTATTCCAGTCGATGTACTTGTCTGTGGTTAACAATGCTGCATCAGTGCTGTATGTGCCATCTGGGCTGCGGAATGTGCTAGACACTGTGTCGTAGTACGGCGGCAAGTCAAAGTCGCTTGTACCAGTGTGCAAGTAATCATTGCCGTTATACAACGGAATGTACTCACGGATCTGAGTTCTATACGGTTTAACTTCGTTGATGTAGTCTTCGTAGAACGTCTGGTTATCTTTAACGTAACTTGGATATTGCTGTAGATCGCGGATCTTGTGCAACACACTAATGAAACTGGTCTTGAATATCCAATCCGTTGTTGGCTGTTCACTAAAGATATAGTTCACTAAACTAAAGATCAAGTTGTTAAACTCAATGCTAATGTCCTTGATGAAGATGTCACGGTAGATTGCGCTAAAGATATGACGTACTTCTTCGCTTGGATTTTGGTCGAATCGAACTGTATCAAAGTTGTCGTTATCAAACGCCATATTGCCAGCTGCTAGATTGTAGATACTATCACTTAGTTGCAGCGTGCCGTCCTGGCTACCAACTTGTTCTAGAGACAAATCGTCAAGTACTCTAAAGTAAGCAAATCGTCCGTCGCCGTTGTCATTTAATCTAACAACATCACCAGCAACAAGATTGAGAGTGCTTAATTGGAAATGTTGGTCAACAGTGTATGTTGGCTTCACAGTGTAGTCAAAATCACTTGCATACCAATCAACTAAGTCCCAATAGATACTTGTGGTGTAGCTTTGGATTTTAACCAATGCCCATGCTTGTTCGGCGGCATTCCATTGGTAAATTACCCACAACCCATCATTGTTTGTATCATTCTCAATGAGAACTTTCTGACCGTCAACTAACGTGCTAGTGGCAACATAATCAAGCTCACTGGTAGTTGACAACTTAAAGTCCCACTCACCTAACCCGCTTAGTGGCTGCGGATCACTTGATCGTAGTCCGGTTAGATCTCTGCTATTTGCAATAGGGTACTTAATTAATACACCGTTAACAAACTTAACAAAGTTTTCTAGAGCAGTTAATCGGTCCACAAACATTGCTTGGCGTGGACGAATATCGATACCAATCTGTGTTGATGCCGATAGCTTAGGATCAGGTACAACTAGACCCGCTAGGTCAACACCGGCCAAACTATCCTGCATCTTCTTGATGATTCTGTCAGGGATAGGAATAGTGTCCGATCCTTCGCGGACCAATTGGTATTCACTGTGAATGATATTGGTACTAGTCGCAGGACTATATTCGATATGCAACACTTCGTTGGTACCGCTTAGGTACTTGTTAATGTTAAACAAGCTAACGGCGTTGGTTGCAATAGCTGCAAGATATGAGATTCCCTGATTTTTCGGAGACTCAATTAATTGCTGCAATGCAGACACGCTGTTTGTTCGCTTGGTTAAGTTAACATCAACTGTGGTTTTGTCACTTACCCAGTAGTAATACAATGTCTTAAACAATCCAGTAGATTGATCAACAATTGTGTAGCTTACAAAGCTGCTGTTATCTGTGTACTTAGGAATACCATTGCCGCCGTTGGCAACATATTCGCTTGGCAAGTAATTGCTTTCTACCCACTCGTAGACTTTTACAACACTGTCCGGGAATAGCTCTCCCCAATGCTTGCTACGATATACCAAGTCGCCTTGCTCGTAGTCAATGAATCGCATTTGGCTAGTGTCCCACCATGTTTTACCTAGCTGCATGTTAGACCAGTGGAAGCTAATATCAAACTTACCAATTGGCCCAGACTCGTTGCTAGAATCATTGTAAATTGCAGGATCATCGTCACTGATAAAGTCTAAATCTTGCTGAGCCACGCCCAACACTTTACCTTTAGCTGGGTCAATGTAATCCAAGCGAGTGTCAATGCTCTTAGTGGTATTGTTGTAGATAAATGCTTTATCAATACTGTTTAGCTCAACACGAGGTTCCTTAAATCTAATTAAGTCCCAACCCTGTGTGCCTGCAGAGTTTTCAAATGTGCAAATACTACCACCAGCAGTAGTGATACTGTAATCGTTTGTTGCACCAACTGCAATAAAGTTTCCAACAATGTCAATAGCTGCGCCAAAGTTATAGTTATCAGCTAAGTCAGGTGCTTGCAATTGCTGCACATAACCAAACAGAGCTGGGTTATCAACTGACTCAAACGGATTGTCTAACAAGTCAAACATGTAAACTGCGCCACTGTTAGAAATTGGATCCTTAAAGTTAACACTGCCAACGTCGAAGGTTGTGTCTGTTAAGTCGAAGGTTGTTTGGTTAATGGTCTTTGCACCAATACTACCAATGGCCAACGAGTTCGCATCGTCGCTTACCGCTAATGCAGATCCAAAGAATTCGTTTTCGTTACTAGACGGGTGAATAATAACCTGACTTTGTACAAACACCAATAGCCCAAGGTCAGCTAATGCTGTACCCGTACCCGGGGCAAGCATAGCACCGCCAGGCAACAAGTCTAGTCTGTTTTCGGTGGTAATAACGCCAATGTCGTTAAACGC